AGTCGCGGCGCATCGGAGTCCCCTGGGCCGAGGCCGCCAGGCAGGTGATGCTCGCCGCTCGCAGCCGACGAGGGGGCGGCACGAACTGCCTGTACCTCTCGACGTCGGGGCGACTCGCCCGCAAGTACATCGCCACGTGCGCCGAGTGGGTCCGTAACCTCGGCCTCGTCGCTGAGGTACTGGTCGACGAGATTCGGTTCCCGAGCGGGCACAAGATCGCGGCGCTGACCTCGAACCCCGAGGCGATGCGGGGCGAGGACGGCGATGTGGTCATCGACGAGGCCGCCCACCACCACAACCTCGCCGCGTTGCTCAAGGCGGCGGCGGCGGTCGGCGACTGGGGCGGGTCGCTGACGGTGATCAGCACGCACAACGGGAGGGACAACCCATTCAACGTGCTGTGCGAGGAGATCAGGGCCGGCAAGCGGGCCGGCTCCCTGCACCGCGTCACCCTCGACGACGCCCTCGCCGACGGGCTGTTCAAGCGAATCTGCGAGGTCCGCCCCGAGGGCGGTGCCTGGACGCCGGAGCGCGAGGCAGCGTGGCGCGCCGACAAGCTCGCGACTTGGGGCGCTGACGAGGAGTATCTCGTGATCCCCTCCGCGTCCGGCGGCGTGTACATCCGGCGCGACCTGATCGAGGAGTGCTCGGACTCGCGGGTCCCGGTCGTGCGGCTCGAGCTCGCGGCGGAGCACATGCACCGTGCGCCCGATGACGAGGACGGCACGCGCTCGGCCGCGCGGCGGTCCGAGTTCATCAAGCAGTGGTGCGTGTCGGAACTGCTGCCGTTGCTGCAGGCGCTCCCAGCCGACCGCCTCTGCACCCTCGGCTATGACTTCGCCCGATCGGTCAACGGCGACCTGTCGGTGATGGCCCCCCTTGTTGAGCGGCGCGACCTGGTGAAGGCGTGCCCCTTCCTCGTCGAGATGCGCGGGGTGCCGTTCGAGGAGCAGTGGCAGATCCTCAAGTTCACGATCAAGAACCTGCCGAAGTTCGGCGGGGCCGCGATCGACGGCGGCGGCAACGGCAGTTGGCTCGGCGAGACGGCGCTGGCGTTCTTCGGCGAGGCGCTGATCACCGTCGTGCAGCTCTCGGCGGATTGGTACGCGGAGAACATGCCGCGCTTCCGCAGCGCGTTCGAGGAGCACGCGATCGTCGTGCCCGCCGACGTCGACATCCGCGACGACCTGTTGCAGTTCTCGCTGAATGCGAAGGGAATCCCGACACTCGGCGAGCACCGGCGCCGCGACTCGAAGGACCGCAAGCCGCGTCACGGAGATGCCGCCATCGCCCTGGTGCTGACCCACAGCAAGCACCGCGACGCGCCCCCCACGATGGATTTCCGGCGGGTGCCTCGCTTCCCCGAACCCACCACCGAACGCCGCGCACGGCTGCGGCGGCACTCGCTGTAGCCGTGGACCTGTAACGGCGCGCATCCCTACGCTGACCACGTGGCGCTCTACGATCACCGCGGCAAGCCCGTCGACCTGAAGAGCCTGGCGCGGGAATCAGCCCGCCCAGGCCGAGCGGGCCCGCGGCCATGGAAGTACGCGTCGGTCGCGTCGGCGCTCACACCGGAGAAGCTCGCCGGCATCCTGAAGAAGGCCGACGACGGCGACCTGGTCGAGCTGCTCACCCTCGCCGAGGAGCTCGAGCGCCGCGACAGTCACGCCGGGGCGCAACTCCGGACCCGCCGCCTCGCGCTCGCGGGCCTCCCATGGATCGTCGAGGCAGCCAGCGACTCAAAGGTCGACGTGGACATCGCCGACGAGCTGCAGGTGCAGGTGCGCGGGCACCTGTTCGGCTCGCTCGTGTTCAACCTCGGGGACGGGTTCCTCAAGCCCTACGCCATCTCCGAGATCACGTGGTCCCGGGGTGAGCGGTGGAAGCCGACCGCCCTCACGTGGCGCGACCCCAGGTCGTTCGCCATCGACCCGGAGGACGGTCACACGCTCCGCCTCAAGACCGAGGCGAAGCCACGGGAGGGGGAGGACCTGCCGGCGTGGAAGTTCGTCGTCCACACGCCCCGGATGTTCTCCGGCCCGCTCACGAAGTCGGGCCTCATCCGGCCGTGCTCGGTCATGTACAGTCTGAAGACGCTCGGGATGTCGGCGTGGCTCGCGTACATGGAAATCTTCGGCATCCCCTGGCGCGTCGGCCGGTTCGCGGCGAACGCGAGCGACGAGGACAAGGACCTGCTCGCCGAGGCCCTCCAGATGCTCGGCATGGATGGGTCGATCGTCCTGCCCCAGGGCATGGACATTGAGGTCGAGAACGCCGTGGGTGGAGGCGCAGGGTCCAAGATCCACCAGGACCTGGCGGACTGGGCCGACCGCCAAGTGAGCAAGGCGATCCTCGGACAGACGCTCACCGCGGATGAGGGCGCGTCCTACTCGCAGGGCAAGATCCACAACCTCGTCCGCCGCGACATCCTCGTCGCCGACGCGGTCGACCTCGCCGCGACGCTGCAGCGCGACTATGTGGAGCCGTACTGCCAGATCAATCACGGGGTCCTCGACGCGTACCCGACGATCCGGTGCCAGACCGAGGAGCCCGAGGACCGCAAGACGTTCGTCGACATGCTCGTGCCGCTGGTCGACCGCGGATTGAAGGTCGAGTCGTCCGTCGTGCGTGACAAGGTGGGGCTGCCCGCGCCGGCGGAGGCGAAGTCCGGCGCGCCGCCGACGGAGGTGCTGGTGCCGCTCCGGGGCGGGTCGTCGACCCCGACCGAGCCGCCCACCCCAGCTGCGCCAGCCGAGCCGCGGAGGAGCAAGAACAGCCTGCAGTTCGCGGAGGACGGCGCCGACTTCATCGACCGTGAATCCCTCGCCGAGGACTGGCGCAAGACGCTCAAGTCGCTGCACGCCGAGGTCGTCGCCGCCGCGCGTAGCAGCGCCAGCTACGCGTCGTTCGTGGAGAAGCTCGAGGCGGGCACCGCCGACGTCTCGAAGCTCGTCAACAGCTTGGCGCTCAAGACGCTGCAGGCGCGAGGCATGGGCGACGCGACCGACGAGGTGGAGTGAAGGTTACCGCGAAGAAGCGCGGCCCGCTGCCGAAGGAGGCGCTGGAGTACTTCGACGCCAAGGGCGTCGCCCCCGGCATCGACCTCGGCGACGCCTGGGCGGAGGAGCACGACCATGCCTTCGAGGTCGCGGGCGTGGTCGCGGGCGACCTGCTCGCCGCGCTGAAGGACGCGGTCCGCCGCGCACTCGCCGAGGGCGTGCCGTACGAGGAGTTTGCCCGCGGCGTGGAGGACATCGTGCGCGCGCTCGGTTGGTGGTCGGACGACGAGAAGGCGCCGCGCCGGCTCCGGCTCGTCTACGACACGAACATGCGGGTCGCGCGGGCGGCGGGACAGTGGGCCCGCATCGAGCGCACCATGGAGGCCCGGCCGTACCTGCTCTACACGCTCGGTCCCTCTGAGCGCCACCGGCCTCTCCACGTGGCGTGGGCCGGCACGGTGCTGCGGGCCGACGACCCGTGGTGGGCGACGCACTTCCCCCCGAACGGGTTCAACTGCCGATGTTCGGTGCGGCAGATCGCCGCCGCCGAGGCCCGCCGCCGAGGCATCAGCAGCGCGGCGCCAGCCGGCGAACCGGACGAGGGCTGGTCCTACAACCCTGGAGCCCGCCGCGGGCCGTAGACCTGTAACGGCGGCGGCGACGACGATCGACAAGAACATGCCGCCTCGCCTCCACACGGCGCTACTGAGCCAGGCCGGCGCCCTCAACAAGGCGACCCTCGCCTGCTCCCTGGTCCTGCTCGCTGAGCAGGACGGCAAGCGCACGGCGCCGGAGTGGGTGCCGCTGCTGCCGGCCGGCGACGTCGTCCTCGCGCGCGACGGCCGGTCCTTCCGCAACGATCACGCGGCGGTCATCGCCGCATTCGCCGCGAACAAAATGTCGATCCCCCTCGACTGGGACCACGCGCTCGACAGCTGGAACATGCAGCCCGGCGATGGCCGCGCGGCCGCGTGGATCGACGCGTTCGAGGCCCGCGAGGGCGGGCTCTGGGGGCACGTCGAGGTCTGGACCTCCCGGGGCCGCGAATCGATCGAGTCACTCGAGTACCGGTACCTCAGCCCTGCCGTGCACTACGACGACAACCGCAAGATCGTGATGATCCCGCGGGCTTCGCTGGTCAACAACCCCGCCCTGATGATGCCGGCGCTCTGCCGGCAGGAGCAACTCCTGATGAACCCCGAACTACTGAAGCGCCTCCTCGCCGGCCTCGGCATCGACCCCCAGAACGCCAGCGACGACGACGTCAAAGCCGCCCTCGACCTGTACAGCCGCGGCAAGACGGGCGCCTCGCCGGCCCTCGAAACATACATCCCCCGCGAGCAGTACGACCGCGTCACCGCTGAGCTCGCGGCCGCGAAGTCCTCGCTGTTGGCGCTCGAGGCCGACACGACCAAGGCGCGTATCGATACGATGCTGAAGGACGCCCTCAGCGCTGGCCGCATGATCCCCAGCGAGCGCGAGTTCTTCGCGGAGATGGCGTCCAAGCCGGACGGCCTGGGCGCCGTCCAGAAGTTCCTCGCCAGCCGCGCCGTGATCGCCGGCCCCTCGCCGAAGCTCGCTACCGCCGCGGCGCAGCAGGGGAGCGCGCACTTCGGGCTGACCGCCGAGGAGCGCGCCGTCTGCGATCGGGGCGGCGTCGCCTACCAGGCGTTCGCCGAGCAGAAGCAAAAGCAGCAGAAGAACTGATCACCTCCGAGAACGGAAAGAGCACCATGACCGCCCTCACCAAGGCCCGCACCGTCAAGTCCATCCCCGGCCTCTCCTTCGCGTATCCGGTCCTCGCCAACGCGGTGATCTACCAAGGAGCCATCGTCGTTATCACCTCCGCGGGGTGGGCCAAGCCCGGCGTGACCGGCCTCGGCCTGACCACCGTCGGCGTCGCGCGCGAGGGCGTCAACAATACCGGCGGGTCCAACGGCGCCCTGATCGTCGAGGTGGACGAGCGGATCGCCGACATGGCGAACAGCGCGGGCGCCGACGAGATCGCGGCGGGCGACGTCGGCAAGGTCTGCTACCTGGTCGACGACCAGACGGTGGCTAAGACCGACGGCGGCACCGCCCAGGTGACGACGCTGACCATCGTGTACGACAGCGGCTCGGCGACGGGTTTCAACATCACCGGCGTCGGGACGCTGCTCACGGTGAACGCGGCGACGAACGGCACCGCCACCGCGCTCGAGCTCGCCAACAAGGCCAACAGCGACGGCAGCTTCAACGCGCAGTACATCGCCACGCCCTCGGGCGCAACGATCGCGGTTGCGAAGCGGACCGCCGGCGCCTTCACGATCACCAAGGTCGTCGGCGGCTCCGCCGACATCACGCAGACCACCGAGCCTGCCGGCGTCGCGGCGACGCGCAGCCGCGCCGGGTACGTCCGCAAGCTCGACGGCAGCCGCGTCTACGTCGAGTTCACCAACAAGATCGCGTCCGCCGCGTAGCTCCAACCGCCCGATCGTACCCGACCAGGAGACCCATGCTCGTCAACCTCGAAAACGTGCAGTTGCTGCACACCATGTACTCTGCGGCCTTCCAGACCGGTCTGGCCCGCGCCGATGTCTCCTTCGCGGAGATCGCCACCACGGTCCCGTCCAACAACAAGGCGAACTACTACGCCTGGCTCGGTGACATGGGCGATGTGCGTGAGTGGCTCGGCGACCGTGTCGTCGACGAGATGGCGGGCCACGACTACACGATCAAGAACAAGACCTGGGAGAAGACGATCGGCGTCAACCGCGAGGACATCGAGGATGACACGTACGGCCTCTACTCGCCGATGGCGGAGCAACTCGGCTTCGTCTCGAGGACGCACCGCTCCCGGCTGATGTGGTCGCTCATCGCCGACGGCGAGGCCGGCCTCTGCTACGACGGCAAGCCCTTCTTCGCCGCCGACCACAAGACCGACGACGGCCCGACGCAGAGCAACCTGCTCACGGGTGCGGGCGTGGGCTGGTACCTTGCGGACCTGAGCCGGCCGCTGAAGCCGCTCATCTTCCAGATGCGCCGCGAGATGGAACTGGTCTCGCTGACCAAGCCCGACGACGCGAACGTGTTCTGGACCAAGCGGTTCTTGTGGGGGACCGACGGCCGATACAACGGCGGCTACGGCTTCTGGCAGACCATGCTGAAGAGCAAGGCGACGCTCAACGAAGCCAACCTGGCAGCCGCGCGGGTGGCGATGTCGACCCTGAAGGATGCCAAGGGTGAGCTCCTCGCCATTCGGCCGACCACCCTCATCGTGGGCCCGTCGCTCGAGACCGCGGCGGAGAAGCTGCTCCTCAACCTGTCTCTCGCCAATGGCGAGAGCAACATCATGAAGGGCAAGTACAAGCTGATCGTCAGCCCGTACCTCGAGTAACCCGAGCGCCATGGCCTACGCGTCTTACAGCACCCTCGTCGACCAGTACGGCGAGGCAGAGGTCACCCGGTCCTCCGACCGCGACCAGGACGGCGCCGCCGATGTCGGCGTCGTCGCCCAGGCGCTCGATGACGCAGACGGCGAGATCGACTCCTACATCGGCGTCGTCTACAAGCTCCCGCTCAACCCCGTCCCGGGCGTCGTGGTCACCTACGCCGGGGTGATCGCGCTCTACCGCATGTCCCTGCAGACGGGCGTGCTCACGGAGGAGAAGCGCCAACGCTACGAGGACGCGATCCGCTGGCTGCGCGACGTGGCGAAGGGCAACGCCGTGCTCGACGGGTCGGAGCAGCCGAGCACGAAGGCGGGGGGCATCCGCTACGTCACCGAGCCGCGTGAGTACACGCGGACGAAGCTCGGAGGCATCCTGTGACCGGGGTCGTCGTCAACCTGGCGCAGCTGCTGCCGGTCCGGCGCCGCCTGATGGCGCTCGGGTCCCCGGCCAACCTCCGACAGATCTACGAGGCCGTGGCGAGCGAGGGGGAGAATCAGACCCGGCGCCGCATCGCCGAGGAAAAGACCGACCCGGCTGGCGCGAAGTGGGATGACTGGTCGGAGGAGTACTCGGCCCGTCGGCCCTCCAAGGGTGGACTGCTCGAGCTCGAGGCCCACCTCCGCGACTCGATCACGAGCGAGGTCGTCGGCGACGCCATTCTGGTCGGCAGCAACCTCGTGTATGCCCGTGTGCACAACGAGGGCGACAAGGCGATGGGCATCCCAGAGCGCCGCTATCTCGGGTTCTCCGAGGAGAACCTCGAGGACATCGGCGAGCTGATCATCGACTCGTGGGGGAGGGTGCTCGAATGAGCCTCACGACCCTGTGCAAATCGATCGCCGACACGCTGCTCGCCAAGGTCGACGGCGTGAAGGGCACGCGTGGGCCCGTCGGCGGCCGCGTTGACCTCGCCGAGATCCGGCGCGGCATCCCCACGCAGGTGCCTGCTGTGCTGGTCGTCTGTACCGGCACCCGCAATGCCAGGCTCAGCGGCGGCAACAAGGTCGTCATGGTCGGGATGTTCGCCGCGTTCGTCGTCCTCAAGGGCAAGACCGGCCCCGACGGCGAGCGCGAGAAGCTGATCGCCGAGCTCGCCGGCCGCGTTGTTGTCCGCGTCGTGCAGGAGACGTGGGGCGACGACCAGGTCGAGGGCGCCCCGCAGAAGGTCGACAGCCGGAACCTGTACACCGGAGCGCTCGATACCAACGACGTGGCACTGTGGGTGGTCACCTGGGAGCAGGACATTTCGCTCACCCAGGACACGCCGCCGGCCGAGCTCGACGACTTCAACTCGCTGTTGGCCACGTGGGACACCATCGGCAGCGGCCCTGAGATCGACGCGACCGACATCATCAAGCCGAACGGATAAGCAGCCATGTTCCGAATCACCGCGCTCCCCAACAAACGGGTCCTCGATCCCGACACCGGCAAGCCCATCCCGGCCGAGGGCATCATCGTCGAAAAGCTCAGCCCGTGGTGGCTCCGCCGCAGACACGAGAGTCCCCCCTCGATCCAGATCATCACCGAGGAGCGCCGTGCTGCTCCGCAGGGAGGCTAGTCTATGCCGATCGCGCTCGACACAATTCCGCTCAACTTCATGGTCCCCGGCGTCTACGCCGAGTTCAACAACAAGAACGCCACGCAGGGCACCCCGGCGCAGCCGCATGTCGTGCTGCTGGTCGGCACCCGGCTGTCCGCGGGGACGGTCGGGGAGCTGATCGTCAAGCCGATCACCGCCCCGTCCCAGGGCGAGACCTACTTCGGCCGCGGCTCGATGCTCGGGGCGATGTGCAAGGCGTTCAAGAACGCCAACGCGAACACCGAGGTTTACGCCATCGCGCTCAACGAGGACGCGGGCGGGGTGAAGGCAACGTCGACGGTCACGATCACTGGCCCAGCCACCGAGGCGGGGACGCTGGCCTTCATCTGGGGCGGCGTGCGCGTCGCTGTCCCGGTCGCCAAGGGGGACTCGGCGTCGGCGATCGCCGCCAACGTCAAGGTCTACGTCGACCTCGAGACCGACAACCCGACCACCGTGGCCGTCGTCGGCGCCGTCGCCACCGCGACCTGCAGGTGGAAGGGCGCATCCGGCAACTCGCTGGCGATCGCGCTCAACTTCTACGCGGGTCAGAAGACGCCGGCCGGCGTCGGCGTCACCATCACCGACTTCGAGGACGGCGCCACCGATCCCGACATGGCGGACGTGATCGCCGCGCTCGGCGGCGACACGCAATACCACTCGATCGTCACGGCCTACACGGACGACGCGAACATGGACATCCTCGAAACGGAGCTCGAGAGCCGGTGGGGGCCCATGCGGGCGATCGAGGGCCACGCGTTCGCCGCGCTGCGGGCGACGCACACGGACGCCATCACCTACGGCGACGCCCGCAACAGCCCGTTCTCCACGGTCGTCGCCACGTCCATGACGGTGGACCCGCCGTGGATCTGGGCGTCCACCGTCTGTGCGATCGAGGCGAAGCAGACCGACCCGGCTCGCCCGCGGCAGAACCTCAAGCTGCCCGCGCTCCGGGCCCCGCTCGAGGCGGACCGGTTCATCGCGCAGGAGCGTCACCTGCTGCTGGACAACGGCATGGCGACCGTTAAGGTCTCCGGGCCCGACTGCTACATCGAGCGCCTGGTGACCACCTACCAGGTCAACGGCGCGAACGTCAAAGACACGTCCTACCAGGCGCTCGAGACGATGCGGACGCTGGCGTACCTGCGCTACGCGCTGCGCCTGCGCTTCCTGCTGCGCTACCCGAATTACAAGCTGGGCAACGACGGCGAGCAGTTCGGCGCCGGTCAGCCCGTCATCACGCCGAAGCTGGCCCGCGGCGAGATCATGGCGCTGTTCGACGAGTGGAACCTGGCGGCGCTGGTCGAGGACCGCGAGCAGTTCGACGACCAGCTTCTGGTCGAGCGCGACCCCAACAACCCGAATCAGCTCCTCGCGTTCATCCCGCCGAACCTGGTCAACCAGTTCCGGACGCTCGGCGCGCAGATCGCGTTCATCAACTGAGAGGCGACCATGGCAAAGAAGACCTCCATCATTTTCATCAAGGTCAACGGCAAGACGATCGAGGCGAAGCCGGGCGTCACCATCGCCTTTGGTGGCATGGAGCGCGAGCCGGTCAAGGCCAATGGGCGCATTGTCGGCTACACCGAGCAGGTCGTGAACAGCTCGGTCGACTGCACCATCGCCCACGACCAAAACGTCTCGATCGACGAGGCCCGCAACTACACCGACGTCACGCTCGTGGCCGAGACCGACACCGGGGTGCAGTACCAGTGCGCGGGGGCCTGGCTCGCCAGCCCGCCCGAGCTGAAGGACGAGAACGGCGGGCTCTCGCTCAAGTTCGCCGGCCCGCCCATGACCGAGAACTGAGGACCGACCATGACCACCAGCTACATCGAGAACAAGATCCTGATCGAAACCCTCGGCCTCGACGAGGAGGCGACCTCGGCGGACATCCTCGACAAGCTCGAGGAGCTGCGCACCGCCGCGGGGGAGAAGTTCGAGGGTACCAGCGGGGACGTCCGCCTCATCCGCGCCGGCCAGCACCCACACGTGCACCACGACCCGCTCGCCGGCACCGCGACCGTGACGCTGCAGGTGCCGTTCGTCTTCGCCAGGGAGACGATCCGCGAGCTCGTGCTGCGCGAGCCCGCGGCGAAGGACCTGCAGAAGATGGGCGACGCCAAGGGCACCGCCGCCGGCCTCATCCTGATCGCATCGGCGAGCGGCCGGAACATCCGCGAGCTCGGCGAGATGAAGCAGCGCGACATCAAGGTGGCATCGGCGACGCTCGCTTTTTTGTCGCAAACTTCCCCGGCAACTGGGCCGAGCTGATCGGCTTCCTGGCGGAGGTGTACGGCTGGCCGCCCTCAGAGCTCGGCGAGCTCACCGGCTCCCAGCTCCGCTTCTGGGTCGACCGGGCGAACGAGACGGTGAAGCGAAGGCGCTAGATGTCGGACGCGACCCTCAAGGCATACGTCGAGCTGGGAATCATCGACAAGATGATGGCGCCGCTCCGTGCCATCGTCCGGCAATTCGACGGCATCACGAAGGCGGGCAAGGCCGCGTCGAAGGCGTTCGAGCTGTCGGCCAACCTCAAGCAGAGCGCCGACGGCCTCAAGGCGTTCGCCGATGATGTATCGACGCTCATAAAAAAGCCCCTCGATACCTTCACCGACTTCGAGGCGGAGATGTCGAAGGTCCGCGCGAACACCTTCAACGGCGTGCTGACGGCGCAGACGCGGAAGGAGTTCGCCGACCTCAGCGCAGCCGCCCGGCAGCTAGGGGCTGACACGCAGTTCTCGGGCATGGAGGCCGCGCAGGGGATGACCATCCTGGCGACGCAGGGGTTCGCGGCCAAGCAGCAGATCGAGGCCATGCCCGGCATCCTCGACGTCGCCGCGGCCTCCACCGAGTCGATCGCCACGAGCGCCGACATCGCCACCGCGAGTATGGTGCAGTTTGGGCTGAAGGCGACCGACATGGGGCGCATCGGCGACGTCCTGGTCAAGACCGCGAACAGCTCGGCGACGGGGCTGGTCGATATCGGCGAGGCTCTGAAGTACGTCGGCAGCAAGGCCGGCGAGGCCGGCGTCTCGCTCGAGACGACGACCGCCATGATCGGGGCCCTCGGCAACGCCGGGGTGAAGGGGTCGATGGCTGGCACGGCGCTGCGGGCGATGCTCTCGGGCTTGCAGGCGCCGACGAAGCAAGGGAAGTCGGCGCTGGCGCTGCTCGGCATCAGCACGAAGGACAAGGCCGGCAACCTCAAGGAGATCGACGTCCTGCTCGCGGAGATCGAGCGGTCGATGGACAAGAAATTTGGCGTCGGCAAGCAGGGCAACAAGCGCGCCGCGCTGCTCAAGGCGATCGTCGGCGAGGAGGCGGCGTCGAGCGCCAGCATCCTCGCGCGGGCAGCAGGCGCGGGCGAACTGCAGAAGCTCATCGCGGCGAACAGGGGCGCTGCGGGGACCGCCGCCGCGGTCGCCAAGGACATGTCCAACAACACCGCCGGCGCGAAGAAGGAGCTCGACTCAGCGCTCGAGGAGCTGCAGTTGACGATCGGCGAGGTCTTGATCCCGATGCTCGGCGACCTGGTGAAGGGTACCCGCGAGGTCGTCGTCGAGTGGACGGCGTGGGCGAAAGAGAATCCGGAGGTCGTGAAGACGGTCGGCCTCCTCGTCGCCGGGCTCGCGGGGTTCGGACTCGTCGCCGCGCCGCTCCTCAAGGGGGCGGCGGCGATCGCCACGGTCGGCGAGGCGATCAAAAAAACAGCGCTCCTCGCAGCTGCGCATCCGGTCCTGGCCATCATCACGGCGATCGCCCTCGCCGCACTTCTGATCTACGAGAACTGGGCCGACATCGGCCCGTTCTTCGAGCGGCATTGGGGCAAGATCCTCGCGGCCGTCGCCGTGTTCATGCCGGCGCTCCTACCCATCATCGGCGCGGCCAAGCTGGTCATGGACAACTGGGAGCCGATCAAGGCGTTTTTCGTCGGCCTGTGGGACGTCGTGACCACCGGTTTCACGACGGCGATGAACTGGATCCTCGAGAAGATCAACTGGGTGGGCACGCAGATCGAGGCGTTCAAGGTCTCGATCATGTCGGACGAGGAGCTCATCGCCTATCAAAAGGCCCAGGCGGAGGCAGCCCGGGCCACAAGCGCCCTCAACACCGACAACCTGGACCGGTACGCGAGCAGCACCAGCGCTGGCGGGGTGGGGGATTTCGGCAGCGGCCTGGAGGCGCGCTCGGCTGCTGACAATGCCGCCGCGGCGGTGGCGACCATGAAGTCCTGGTGGTCGTCGAACATGGGCCCGACGGACAACACCATCAAACCGAACGAAGATCTCGCGGCGGCCTGGGCGGCGCTGCAAAACGAGAACCTGCAGCCGGCCGGCCCGCCCATGACCGTCGGCTCGAAGGACAAGGCGGCCCCCCAGTGGGACCCCGTGACCGGCAAGGCGATGGGCGAGCTGAAGATCACCGTCGTCGACGGGTCCGTCGCGAAGACGGAGACGCGGACCGACAAAGGATCCTGGTGGACCCCGAAGGTCGCCACGGGGAGGCAGTAGGGCGCGATGGCGTGGCAAGACGACCTGCTGCCCGCGAGCCTCGGCGGGGCGCCGTTCTTCACGGCCGACGCGCGCCAGCTCGCCATCGGCCGGCGCACCGTGCTGACCGAGTTCCCGAAGCGGGACACTCCAGCGCGCGAGGACCTGGGCCGGCGCGCGCGGCGTTGGAGCGTCGTCGGGTTCGTGCTCGGGCCCGAGTACATGCAGGCCCGCGACACGCTGATGGCGGTGCTCGAGAGCGAGGGCCCCTACGTTTTCAGCGACCCCTGGCTCGGTGAGTTCCCGGTCATCCTCGACGGCCAGGTCCAGGTCCAAGAGTCCGACGCTGAGGGGGGCCTGGCGCGCTTCACGTTCGCCCTGGTGGAGTCCGGCGACGAGGGTGAGGTGCGTACAGCCCCGTCGACCAGCGCCGCCCTGGGGGCCGCCAGCGCCGCCGCGCTGGCCGCGGGCGCGGCGGACCTCGAGAAGGACCTGGACATCAGCCTCGGCGACGCCATCAGCGCGGCGACCGCCGCGGTGGGGACGGTGACGGGCGCCATGGGGGACGCGCTGCGCAAGGTCGAGGGCACCCTGGGCCTCGCCCAGGCGGCGGAGCTGGCAAGCGCCCTCGGCGACCTGAAGAACGCCGCCCAGCAGCTCCTCAACACCCCGGGCGCACTCATGGCGGCGATCAACGGGATCGTCGCGGGCATCCTCGGGCTGATCAAGCTGGCGGCCGCGGCCGACGTCGCAGAGTTCCCCAACGGCGACAAGGTCATGCGCGCCGACATGGCGATCGAGACGACGAAGGCGCTCGGGGTCGTCGAGACCGTCACCCTGCCCCCGTACCCGGGCGGGCCGAAGAAGCCCGAGGCGACCGCCGCCGAGGCCGCGATCGGCAAGGCGCTGAAGGTGGCGACGGTGGCCAGCGCGGCCGCGCTGTTCGTCGCCCTGCCCCTCGACTCGACCGACACCGCGACGTCGGTGCTGACCACCGTCGGCGGCCTCGTCGAGACCCTGATCCTGAACACGACCACGAGTGACGCGCTGTTCGTCGCCCTACAGGATCTAAAGGCCGCGCTCGACAAACACCTCGCTGGGCTGGCGAGCGAGCTGCCGGCGATGACGACCTTCACGCCGACCAACAGCATGCCGGCGCTGCTCGTCGCGTACTACGTCCACGGCGACCCGACGCGTGACCGCGAGGTGGTCGCGCGCAACGACGTGAAGGATCCAAACTTCGTCACCGGCGGGGAGCCGCTGAAGGTGCTGCTCGATGGCTGACGAGCTGAAGCTGCGCATCGCCGGCGAGAAGGATGAGTTCGTCGGCTGGACGAGCATCGCGGTCACGCGCTCGCTCGACGCCCTCGCCGACAGCTTCCAGCTCAACATCGCCACCGGCTTCCACGACGGCCAGCCGAGCATGCAGATCGAGGAGATGGACGAGTGCCAGATCCTCCTCGGCAGCGAGGTGGTGCTCTCAGGGTACGTCGACACCGTGGACCGCAAGTACGACGCCACGACGTCGACGCTGTCCGTGACCGGCCGCTCGCGGGCCGGCGACCTCTGCGACTGCACGGCGATCCACAAGCCGTGGTCAAAGACGCCGGGGCTGCAGATCGCGGCCGACCTGTGCAAGCCGTTCGGCATCCAGGTCAGCAGCGACGTCGGCGCGCTGCCCGACGAGCGGTATTTCAAGCTCGGCAAGGGCGACACCGTGTTCGACGCGCTCGACCGCCTCGCCCGCGAGGCCGGGCTGCGCGTCGTCTCGTACCCCGACGGCTCCGTGCGCTTCACGAAGACGGGCATTCTCCGCTACCCCGACGTCCTGATCGCCACCGGCCACAACGTGATCAGCGGTTCGATGCGGCGCAGCGCCGAGGAGCGCTACAGCGACTACGTGTTCAAGGCCCAGGTCGCCGCCCGCGACGACTTCAACGGCGACGCCGCGGCAAGCGTGAAGTTCGAGGTCAAGGACGACGGGGTGACCCGCTTCCGCCCGCTGGTCGTGCACACCGACGGCCAGAAGGGCGCCGCGGCCCTCGAGCGGGCGGCGACCTGGGAGCGCAACACCCGGGCCGGCAAGGCCCGCGAACTCGTCTACGAGGTCGGCGACCCGCGGGACATGGCGGCGAGCTGGTCGCACAAGCACGGGCTCTGGGAGCCGAACATCATCGTCGCCGTGCGGGACACCGAGTTCGGCGTGGAGGAGGAGTTGCTGGTCAAAGAGGTCGTGCTGACCCTCGACGACCGCGGCACCCGGGCGCAGGTGACGCTCTGCCACCCGAACGCGTACGACATCAAGGCGCCGAAGCCGGCGAAGAAAAAGAAGGGCGGGTTCAAGTTTTGAACTTCGGCTGGCGACAGGTGGAGCAGCTGGTCGACCGCGAGTTTGACCGCATGTGGGACCGCGTCGTGCAGGTGGTGAGCATGGGCACCATCGGCGACGTCGACAACGCGCCAGGCGTGCAGCTCGTGCCCGTGAAGATCGACGCCGACGACGCCGCCGACGAGGGGACCGTCTACACGCCCCCGGGGATCAGCAGCCGGCCCGCCGCCGGCGCCGAGGCGATCGTCCTGGCGGTCGGCGGCAACCCGTCCAACCTGTTCGTGCTGCCGATCGTCCGGGGCCAGCGCCTCACGGGCGACGACCTGGCCGAGGGGGAGGTCGCGCTCTTCATCGGCGTCGCCGGCCAGCGGGTGCAGCTGAAGCTGGATGGGTCCGTCGAGGTCCGCGCCGCCGACGAGGCCGGCGGGTCCGTCCTGCTGAAGGCCAACGGCGACGTCGTCGTGACACCCGGCGCGGGCGGCAAGGTCCTGCTCGACGGCGACGGGGCCGCGAAGAAAGTCGCCACGGTCGACGACCTCAACACCCTCCGGTCGGCCTTCAACGCCCACACGCACCCGACCGCGCCGGTCGGCCCGGTCAGCACGCCGACGGTGGTGCCAGCCGTGATCCCCGTCCCGACGCTCCTCGGCGCCGACAACACCTTCGTGAAGGGCTGACCATGATCAAGCTCGGATGGGACAACTCGGTGGGGGCGGGGCGGCTGCAGGTCGACCCCTTGACCGGCGCCCTCGCGGTCGACCGCAGCCTTGGATCCGTCGTGGCGCTCTGCCTGTTCACCAACGTCGAGGCGACCACCGAGGAAATAGCGACCGCCGGCCTCGATCAGCAGGAAGGCTGGTGGGCGGAGGCCGACTCGCTGCGCGAACAGGGGCGGCCGCGCATGGGCTCCAAGCTCTGGCTGCTGCAGCGCGAGAAGACGATCGCGGCGACGCTGCGCCGCGGCGAGGGCCACGCGCGCGACGCCCTGCGCTGGCTCATCGACGCGAAGATCGCCGAGTCGATCGCGGTGCGCATGTCGGTGCTGCGGCCCGGCGGCGTCGTCGGCCTCGAGGTCACCATCACCCGCCCGCAGAAGATCCTGCCCCCGTTCAAACACCTCTGGGAGTTCCAGTCCGATGCCGTTCTATAGACCGACCCTCGAGCAGATCATCGACCGCGTCACCTCAGACTTTGAGTACGAGATGGGCAGCACCGCCGCGCGGATCCCGGGGACCGTCGAGTATGCCCTCGTGCGCGCCGTCGCCGGCCTCTCGCACAACCTGCATGGACGGCTCGCCCAGACGCACAAGGACGCGTTCCCGCACTCGGCCGAAGACATCGAGATGCAGAAGTGGGCCGCGTTCTACGACGTGTTCCGCATCCCCGCCGCACCGTCGCTCGGCGTCCTGCTCTTCAACGGCACGAACGGCAAGCCCATCCCTGTCGGGACCCGCCTCGTCCGCGCCGACAAGCGGGAGTACAAGACGATCGAGGCGGCCGTCATCGCCGGCGGCGAGGCCCAGGTCGCCGCCGAGTCCGTCCTCCCGGGGCTCGGCGCCGACGTGCTGCCCGGCGCGACCTTCACGCTGAAGGACCCGCTCGACGGCGTCTACCTGTACGCCCAGACCGCCACCGGGTTCACCGGGGCGGCTGACGTCGAGCTGTACCGCGACCTCCGCCGCCGCCTGCTCGGCCGCATCCGCACCCCTCCCAAGGGCGGCGGGCCCGGTGACTACATCGCCTGGGCGAAGCGTGTCCCCGGCGTCACCAGGGTCTGGGAGTACGGAAAAACCCCGTCGCTCGGGCACGTCACCGTGCTCGCGATGCGGGACCTCGACGATGTGGGCGGGCCGATTCCCGACGGTCCAGAACTGGCTGCGATCGAGGCGGAGATCCTGAAGTTCTGCCCGCTACATCTTGCGGGTCTCCACGTGCTGGCGCCGCTCAACCTCGAACTCGAGCTGGAGATTGAGCTGCTCGTCGAGGACAACAAGGATCCCGTGGCGGTGAAGGCGGCGATCGGCAAGTCGATCCAGGACATGTTGGCCACGCGCGCGCGGCCTGCCAAACAGGACGGCGTCGTTCTCTACAAGTCGTGGATCTCCGAGGCGATCAGTACGACGCCAGGAGAAATGGACCACAAGCTGCTCGCCCCAACCGACGACATTGTATTGACGCAGTGGCAGTTGCCAACACTAATGGATCCGGTGGGGCAGATTGTATGGTCCTAGTCCCATGCCTGGAAAGCGAGTCGCTCCCAGCTCTCATCACCGATCGGGCCGATCGCGTCGGCGCCACACCGATCGCCCACGAGTAAGATCTTCGGGTCGCCGCCGACCTCCCAGCACATCTGCTCACTTTCACCTTGCAGGCTGCAGGATTGCAGGTTGCCGAGGGGAGCGAAGCCAATCATGTTGTATGACGGCGACCAGTACCAGTTGACGCCATTCGCCGCGTGGCGCTCATTCGCAGGATAATTCACCTGCGGCTCGAAAAATACGTCGGCACGTGGAGCGTGCGCCGCGAGGGACAGCGCAAAGCTACCAATCGGACGGCATGCCAACAATATGTGGTCGCCGACGCAGCTGTTGAGGATGCCGCTGACCAGGCTGCCCGACTCGTATGTGTCAGTCCAGCACGGCTCCCACCCAATAAGATCAACCTCGGGGACATCGTGAGCGACGCCCACGTGTTCCCAGACTGACTGGCAGCTATCGCAGCCATCGCCGTCGATATCATTGCCGTCGTCACACTGCTCCGTTCCCACGTGCACCACACCGTCGCCGCAGACCGCCACGGTGCAGGCGTTCGTGCAGTTGTCGCCATCGTTGTCGTTGCCGTCGTCGCAGTCCTCCACGCCCACCTGCAGGTAGCCATCAGTGCAGGTGGCGGCAAGGCAGGATTCGAGGCAGTCGTCGTTGTTGTCGACATTGCCGTCGTCGCACTGCTCGCCAGCAGACAAGTTGACGTTCGCGTCACCGCACACCGGCAGGGTGCAATCTGCGTCGCAGAGCTTTGTCTCCTGTCCGTCGTCGCACAACTCCGGCGCCTCGACGACGCCATCTCCGCAGGGGTTTGTCTCCTGTCCGTCGTCGCACAACTCCGGCGCCTCGACGACGCCATCTCCGCAGGGGTCGGGCTCTGTCGTAGAGCTGGACTCCCCGCTTGAGGTCGTCGTTGAGCCCAGGTCCGCTGTCGTCGTTTCGCCCTCCGCGCCGCTCGACGAAGTGTCCGAGCCATCGGCACTGCTCGACGCATCCACGCCCTCGTCTGAGCTTCCGTCTGAGCCCCCGTCTGACGACACCCCCGTGCTGTCGCCTGCACTCGTTGTGTCGATCTGGGGGCCAACCCCGTTGCCACAGGCGACGAGGACCAGTAGGGGGAGAGCCGCGGAGCCGAAATGCATCGCCGGATACTGCGCGAACCCGCGCCGCCGGTCAAGTTCTTGGCCAACCGCCCGCCGCGGGCCGTAGACCTGTAACGGCGGCGGTCCCCACGATGGCAGCATGCCGCTCACCGCAGCCGGGCTGGCGCTGATCCTCCCCAGCGGGGGCGACCGATGGGTCGGCCTCCTGATCGCGGAGCCTGACTACGTCGCCGGGACCTACCAGGAGGCCACCGACTCCGGGTACGCCCGGATCTCCTGGGACGCGTGGCTGACCGAGGACAACGGCGACGGCCGGCTGGTCCGCCGCAACGACGGGGCGATCGTCTTCGAGGCGGTCGCCGACGCCGACGCCACGCTGACACACTGGGGCATCTTCGACGCCGACGCCGCCGGCAACCTCCTCGCGGCGGGCCCGCTGCGCAACCTCGAGGGCGTCGCAGAGCCGGTCTTGCTCCCCGTGGCGGACCAACTCCGTTTTGGTGACGGCGCGCTGCGCCTCCTTGGAGCCTGCTGATGATCGTGGACGTGCTCGGCGAGGAGGCAGCGCTCGGCGAGAAGGCGATCTCCGACGTCACGCACCGCCGCTTCGAGCCGGTGGTCGCCGACCTGCTACCGCGGGGGCCGGCGTGGAACCCGACCGAGGACTCGGTGCTGCGGCGCCTCATCGCCGCGCTCTCCACTGAGCTGTCGCGGGCCGAACGGCGGGGCCGGAAGCTGCAGCAGGAGCTCAACCCGGCGACGTCGTTCGAGTGCCTGGCCGACTGGGAGGAGAGCTACGGCCTGCCAGAGTGCGCGGACCCGCAGACGCTCGAGGGTCGGCGCGCGGCGATCTTGGCGAAGCTACTCACGCAGCTCGGCCACAACCAGAGCGAGACGTACTGGACGGACCTGATCGAGAAGCTCGGCTACCAGATCTGGTGGCTCGCCAAGGGCAAGCTGGCGATCACCTGCGAGGACGACTGCGTTGACGAACTGACGGACGAGGCATGGCTATTCGTCTGGGAAGTCGCCATCGAACACGGCCTCGAGGACGACTTGCTCGCGTGCCTCGTCGAGCACAACGCCCTGATCGAGACGCTCCCTATCCTGCACTTCATGTGGGACCCCGTCGCGATCGCCGGCCCCGCCGACCTGTTCGGCGTCGCGGCGTCGACGGACGGGTACGTCGTCGCGGTCGGCGCCTCGGCGAAGATCATCCGCGCAGCGGGCGACTACTGGAAGCTCGACGGCAGCGGCTGGAGCGATGGCACGCCCGACCCCGACGACCAGGAGGACCTGTACGCCGCCGCCAACATCGGCACCGTCCTGGTCGCGTGCGGGCGCAGCCCGGCGAACTTCTATCGCTCGGTCGACCACGGGGCGACCTGGACCTCGACTGGGACCGCGACGGACGAGATGTACGCGATCAGCGGAGGCATCGGCGACGGCGTGGCGCTCGCGGCCGGCGAGCTCGGCCTCTGCTGGCGGACCTTCGACTATGGCGCGAGCTGGTCCGCGGCCACGACGATCACCGGGGCGCCCACCGTCCAGGGCCTGACGCGGTGCGGCGACGGTATCTCGGTCGCGGCCGTGCTCGCATGCGCCGCCAACGGCCGGATCTACAGGACGCCGAACAGCGGCACCGCGTGGACCAACCCCTACACCGGGACCGAGCCGCTCCACGGCATCGCCGGATGGCTGCTCGTCGTCGTCGCGGTCGGCGACGACGGGGCGATCATCCGCAGCGCCGACGGGGGCGTGACGTTCGCCAAGGTCGACACCCCGACAGCCGCTGACCTGCGCGCCGTGGTCGGCTCGCCGACGGGGCGCTGGACCGCGGTGGGCGTCGGTGGGGTCATCGTGCAGTCGCTCGACGATGGCGTGACCTGGGCCGTGCGGCAGTCACCCACCACCGAGGACCTGCGCGCCGTCACCCGGCACATTCCGAGCAACCGCGCGGCCATCGTCGGCGCGAACGCCACGATCATTCTGGAGTGAGTAGCCCATGGCCGTCATCATCGAAACAGCCACAAAAAAAGACGATGTCGTTCCGCTCACCGATGGTGCGGCCTGTGACGGGTTCGTCGCCGGAGACGCGCAGGTCGGCGTGGCCGCGACGCAGCTCTCGCCAAAGTTTTTCAACGGGGTTACCGGAGAAATAAACAATGTCATCCTCGGAATCCACGGTCCGGTCGCCGCCCTGGACACTGACGATTACTCCCAGATGATGACGGCCATCGGGGGCCGCCTGCTGCAGAACTATCCAAAGTCAGCCCTGGTGACGCCATGGCTGTTCGACTGGCGCTCGCAGCACCACAGCGAGGCCGCGGCGGCGGAGTGGATGGAGCGTCGGCGCAGCGACCGAAGGGTCAACGCTCCCGACAACGCCCTCTACAACTTGTGTCCGTTCACGCCGCCCGATCTGGCGCAGTCCGTCGTGGAGTACACGGTGGTGATGGTGGGCACCAACGATCTCACGACGCGCTGCAATGTCGTGATCAAGGCGTCGGTGCGCAGGAATGGCGGCACTGTCACCGTGCAGTCCCAGGCGACGGCGTTTGATGATAGTCCGGATGGAACCGTCACCGTCGAGGTTATCGGGACGGCGGTCGTTTGCCGTGTAGACGTTCCCGTCGTCGGCGAAAACGTCAATATCTTCGTCACCGGCACCATTACCAACGTAACCCAGAACGTCTGAATGATGCACAGTCTCATCACTGCCATCGCCGACCTCGAGGTCGGCCCCGACTATCTCACCGACGGCACCGAGCCGCCGCTGTCGCAGTGCATCGAGGTCGGCGAGTGGCGGCCTCTCGCCCTGACCATGTACTTCCGGGACAGCGACGGCGTGCCCCTGGCGCAGAGCGCAGCGACGCTGACCGTCGACGTGCTGACCGTGCGCGCCGGCCGGGCCCTCGCGTACAGTCCCAGCGGCCCGTTCGTCCTCACCGACCGCGCAAGCGTCGTGCTGTCGAGCGTCGCGCCTGGGTCAGTGTTCGTGCGCGTGCGTGCCTTCTCCGGCGTCCCCAGCGAGGCCGACGACCTGGTCATCGACGTCGAAGAACTGCCACTCGAACTGTCTGCATTGAGGCCCGCCGTGACCGAAGTAAAAACCTTCGAGCGTGAGGTGTCGATCTCCGGCCTGGCCGGCGCCACCACCAGCTATCTCCTGACGGGTGCGCCGACGAATTACCTCGCGCTCGGGGCGTACCTCGTAATCGTGGGCACCCCGACGAGCTCCGACGTGGGCACGGACGGGCTGTACTGCAGCGTGGGCACGGCCGGCCAACACGTGATCTACGGCGACGGTGCCTACGGTGTGGCCATCCTCGGGTCGTCCGGCAAGGTCTCGCTCGGCCCGGCGCCAGGGTTCCGCGCAAGCGAGGCTCTGCGGCTCTGGCTGACCGCTCGCCTCTCGCCTGACTCCGACGGGGATTTGGCCGATATCACCGATCTCGCCTCCATCAAGTTCGTCCTGCGTTACCTCGAAACCTGAAAAGCCATCATGTTCACCAAAAACACCTGTATCGAGTTCACCCTTACTCAGCCCTCGCCGACGTGGAACCCGCTCAGTTACGGCGACTTGCCGCACGACCTCGTGACAGCCCTCGCCCAGGGGCAGCGCGTCGTCGCCTACGTCATGGGCTTCGACGCGCTGCAGGTCCATCTCGCGTTGCCCGGCAACCGCTGGACCACGTTGCCGCAGTCGGCGGTGGTCGACGTCGTCGAGCTCAAGACGGCGGTCTACGAGCCGGGGGACGGCCCGTGGCGCCGCATCGCCATCCCGCAGACGGACCCGTCCACGAGGCTCGTCGTCCAGGGTGAGCTCGAGGTCACCGGGGTCGCGCTCTACGCGGAGGGCCTCGTGAAGTTCATGCACGAGTGCATGGGCTGACGCGGCTGTCGTCGCCATGACCATCACCATCAGCCACGGCGCCTGGTCTCTCAGCCGCGACGCGCGACTGCGTGACGCGCTGTGGCTCGCGCCTTTCGTCCTGCTCACCTGCGGAGCCTGCTGACATGCCCGCCGGCCTGCACCACGCTGTCTGGATGCGACGTCCCACCACCATCCTGTTCGCCCTCATCCTCGCCGCCGGCTGCGCCCGCGACGGCAGCTGCCGGCCCGCGCCGGACCCCGAGCCCGCCTGCACGCCCGGCGAGGACTGCCCCGTCGACGGCAAGCAGCCGAAGAAGCCGATCGAGCAACCCGCCCCGGATCCGAAGCCGGCAACGCCCCCGTGACCAGCCCCGCACGTCAGCCGCTCGACGAAGACCTCGCACAGGCTGTGCGCCGCGTGGACCGCATGCCCACGCGGGTCGTCGTGCTCGGGCTGATCGGCGCGGCGGCGATGCTGGCGATCGACTTCCTCTACAATCACCACCTGTCGATCGTCGCGTGGATCGCCGTCGTGGGCATCGCGACGATCACGATCCCGATCGTCGACATGTCGCGGATCCAGCGGACCGTGTGGCGCGCCTGGGCGGTCGACGTCCAGACCTCGCGCCATGCCCCCCTGCCGCCACCCACACCACGTCAGCGGTCGGTGCGAACAAACAAAGTCCCCGCTGCAAAGGTCGGGTCCGGCCCACAGGAGGTCGTTCGTTGAGCGCCAGCGGCACATATCCAACGGTCGGGCTCCGGCTGCTGAGCAGCACGTCGGCGGACCGACAACGCCGGCCCTCCCCAGCCCTCAGCGTGACGGCGTGGCCGACACCGCCGCCGATGAAAATCCCCGCCCGCCTCGTCGCGTTCTGGCTGCTCGGCATGGGCGGGTTCGGGCTGCTCGTCCTGATCAGCGAAATTCTCAGGAGCCCATGAACCGTTTCATCGCCGCCCTCAGGCGCGTCGCCACCTGGCTTCGTCGCAACCCCTCCGCCCGCGCCGACGCGCTCGAGCTCGCCGCTGCCTCGCTGATGGAACGCGCCGCGACGGTGGCAAACCTGCGTCGCCGCTCGCGCATGCAACTGCGCGCGGCGCTCTTCCGAGAGCGGGCCATACAGCTCCGCGAGAGGGGCTGAGCCCGTGCCATACGTCGCCGGCTACGGCGCCTTCGTCGCGCGCCAGCCCGTCACCGCCAGCCGGGCCCGCGCCCTCGCCGGCGCCGGCATCCGCACGCTCGTCCTCCAGGTCGAGTGGCAGCGCTCCCGGCTGCCACAGCGGACCGTCGAGCAGCTGCGGGCCGAGCAGGCCGCCGCCCGCGCAGCGGGCCTTGAGGTCGCGTGGTGGGGCTGGTGCACGCCGACCCTGCCCGCCGAGGCAGGGCGCCGACCGGCCGGACCCCGCGCGCTGCAGCAGCGCCTGGGAGAACTGATCGCCGAGCTCGGCGCGCCGCACATCTTCCTCGCCGACTGCGAGGTCGGCGGGCGCTGGACCGCGAAGCGCCTCCCCGAGCTGCCCGACGTGGCCGCCGCGGTGCGTGCGGCCGGCGTGCCATGCGTCGGCCTCTCGTCGCATGGCCGGATCGGGAGCGCATGGGACATCGACGCGTTCGACCTCGGGAGCCCGCAGCTCTACGACAACGACTCGCCGATCGACGTCGGCTTCGTCCGCCGCTGTCTCGCCACCTGGGACCGCTGCCCGTGGCTGTGGCTGACGCTTGGCTGCGCTGACGAGGCCTCGACGGCGGCGCAGATGCGGGGCGACCTGCTGACGGTTGGCGACCTCGGCGTCGAGCCGCGTCCGGGCGCGCTGTGGTGGACGGCGAGGCAGCTGCGCGGGGACCGGCTCGCGGCCGCGGTGCCGTGACTACGCGTCGTCGCTTGGAGGCGGGAGCGGTGAGCGCCCCGTCAGCACCTCAACGGTCACGCCATAGATGTCTGCGAGGTGCTGCAGGTCGAGCCCGAGCGGCTCACTGTCGCCGCCCTCCCACGCCGTTACAGTTGGGCGCCGAACACCAAGCGCCTGGGCGACCTGGTCCTGCGACCAGCCCTTCCGGCCACGGAGGAGCGACAGACGCTCACCAAGGGCCCGACGCTCTCGTAGGCGCTCACGGTCGGGGGTCTTGGACACGGCGCGAATCTGTCAGCCGTACGCTTTACCGTCCACCCGTTCGCATGTGCGTACACACACGGTACGCAAAAGAAAACAACCATCATTTTACATTGACCTTGGTACAGAAGAGCGTACATTGCTCTCAGTGACCAACGCCAACCGCTTCGCCGCTCCGCCCTGCTGCCCCGTCTGCGGCACCCGCACCTGCATGCCGTACGTGTGCGACCCCGGCCCGATGCCGGCCGCGCAGGCCCGGGAGATCCTCGGTCGGCGCCTCGACGAGCGGGTCCTGCTCCAGCGGCAGTTCGGCGGGTGGCTGCGGGCGCACCACGCCGCCGACGCGGCCGGCGACTTCGAGGCGGCGGCCCGCGCCGCTGACCACGTCCGCGAGATCGAGCTCCAGCGCGTCGCGCTCGACGCGAAGATCTGCCGGCTCACCCGCGAACTCATTGCTGCCACCGCCCGCGAGCGCATCGCCAACTGAGGAGACCGCCATGGACTTCGCCATCCGCATCGACTTCGCCGCCGCCCGCGCCTCCCGCGTTGCCCTCCGCCGGGGCGTCCTGGCGCTCGCCCACCGCGTCGGGCTTCGCCGCGTGGCGGTGCACCTGCAGCTGCGCCGGACCACCGCCCAGCCCTGGCCTCGCTGCGCCGGCGACCGCATCGACGACGCCAGCCTGTGGGCGTTCGCCGGCTTCACCGACGGTGAGGTGATCGCCTGGCTCGAGGCCGGCGTGCCTCGCGTCGCCGCCGCTGTCCGGCTCGACCGGGCTGGCGTCACCGCCCGCGAGGTCGGCCGACAGTTCGAGGTCGGCGTGACCCTCGGGCTGGCCTACTGCCGCGGCGACGTCGACCTCGAGACGGTGCGCCGGCTTCGTCGGCGCTAGCGTTTTCGCACATTGCGCGCGAGGATCGAATCGCTCCCACCGCCGACGTGACACTCGCCGCCCTTGTAGGCGGACCCGTTAGCCGCACGACGCGGCGCCGCATGACCTGGCGGACAGGTCCGAAGAGACAGACTCATGACCACCAACAATATCTACGGCTCGATCATCAACTACAGCACGGGCGTGTCGCTTCGCCACGCCACACGCGAAGAGTGGGTGCGCGCCCGCGACATCGGCGACCCGCACACGGGCGCCCACCTCGACACCGACGGCGCGACCACCGTCTACTGCGACGGCCCGGACGAGGATCCGGATTCAGAGGCGGCCGCGGCCGCGGACGAGGCGCTGAAAGTCCGCGAGGACGAGGCGGGTCCGGCGACGGCGACGGCAAAAAAACATAAGTACTTCGTCAGCCTCACACTGGATCAGCGGGCCGTCGAACGGCACAGGGAAGGTAAAGAGAGGCTCCCCGAGCCCCCAGGCAGTCTGGGGGCGAACCTGTTCGACTCACTGGATCTGGCGCTGGTCGCCGCGGCCCGCCTCGCCCGGACGCGTGAGTCCGATGTGTTCGTGATCCCCGTGTTCATTGGGGTTTACGGGAATTGTGGCGATCCGGCGTCGTTCCGCAAGTGGGAGCTCGCCCTGCGCGTAGCGCCCCATACGTGGGAAGGCGCATGGGAGCCAGCACTCCAGCCCTGATCTGATCGCAACGGGGCGGCGCACGCCCCGGTACCGCCCGCACTTACGCGGTCGGCCCGGTCCCTGTCTGATGGGACATGTCCTTGGGGATAGGACGACGATGGGAGACAGACATGGAAGACGTCGCAATTCACATTGCGTTCGCGTTGCTCGTCGGCTGGAGCGCCAACAGCAGCTGGCGAACCTGGCGAGACCGCCGGACAGCGAGCCGCCGCCTCGCCGCAGCGCGCGAGGCGATCGTGCCGATGGTCGCGCGGTGGGTCGAGCACTCGCCCGATCAGTCCTTCGCGGAGATATCCGCCGAGCTGGCCAAGTACTGCAGGCACGACCACCGCGACCTCGTTGACGAGGTCGTGAGGCAGGCACTCGAGGAGGGGGTCGCGGGCGGCACGCTAACGCGGAAGCTCGTGACCATGTCGGGCCACGGCCTGGGCATGGCGGTCTACGTCTATCGACGACGACGCGCGCCGCCCACCGAGGGCGGCAAGTAGAACGCGACGGGGCGGCGAGGCGCCCCGGCATCGAGCCGCGCTTGTGCGGCCGACGCGGTCCCTGTAGCGCCACATGTGGCCGATGGGACATGTCCCCGCGGCCAGGGACCTGGAGGTGTGCATGTTCGCGTATTCCATCACGGGGTTGACGGCAGAGCACTTCGCGACCGCCCGCCGCCGACGCATCAAGCTGTTGTCCGACGGGCCGAGCCCCGCCGAGTTCTGGGTGTCGCTCGCCGTTGGCTGGCGCGCCGCGCCGCTGGCGGCGATGCCGGCGCTCCTGGGCGTGACCGACCTCGGCGCCGCGACGCACGCTGCCGCGCTCGTCGGCGGGGCGCTGCGCGAGCTCACCGCCGACGAGCAGGACGACGCAGAACTGCTGATCTTCCGCGCGGGCGAGGCACTCATCGGCGCGCCCGAGGGCCGTCAGCCGCGCGAGCGGTCGCGGATGCTCAGCGCCCCGCTCCCCGCGCCCGCCCGCGATAGGAGGACGCGATGAAGGATCCCGAGCGACGGATCACTGTGGCCACGCAGCACCAGCTCGGAGGCGTTCGCTTCGATCGCCTACGCGGGGTGGCGATCGGCTTCGACGAGTGCGACGAGACCGTCGAGACGATCGACCTCCTCGAGCTCAGCGAGGACCAGCGCGCGCAACTCAAGCAGCGACTCGAGGCGGCGCTCCTCAAGCTTGAAAGGAGGGGAGCGACGCGGATTCACTAAACACGAAAACCCGCCTGCGCGGGTCTTCGTCCGGGTGCCAGCCGGCACGACCATCAGCCCAGAGAGAATCACAGGCGAGGCCGAGGTAGGGCTCGTCTATAAACGACACGAAGGTGCTTGACAAGCGCCAAGGAGTTGACTATGCGAAGAACAACACCGCGCGCCAACGCGGGGGGAGAGAAGGACAACTTGCAGACCAGCTGTTTCGTAATCAGCAGGTCCCCGGTTCGAATCCGGGCAACGGCTTCAAGAGAACTCCGCGGGGATTTCCCCGCGGAGGGCCTTACCGCCAAGCCTGATCGAGGGACCCACGAGGGGATCGCCGCCCCGGCGATTTTGGAGGCTTGGCCCACTGTCGCCCGTCAGGCGCCAGCAAACGCAGCACGCACGCCGTTTGGCGGCGCGCAGCCGACGCTCCACAGGTCGTCCCCAGCCGTGGCGTGGCCTGTCGACCGCTCGCGTCGCAGGGGTCCGCTCGCGCAGACAGGCGTGATGCCAAGCATCACTGTCCTCGAATGCGTCCGCCTCTACCTCACCGACTGCACGCCGTTCAAAGCGCCAGCGACGCAGCGTCACGACGCGCTGTACGCGGGGATCTACATCCACCTGTCGGGCCGCTCTGCGCGGGCTGCTCTCCAACGCAGTGCGTCGAGGATTCGGGGGTCGGCATGACCGAGTCTGTGCTCGTACACGACGCCCGCTCCGCCTCGCACATGGGGGGTCAGCCAGGCGACGAAACGCCGGCCCCGCCGACGCCGACCCGCGCAGCGAAGGCCGTGGCCGCGGGCGTCGTCGACGAGCTCGCCTCGCGCCGTGAGAAGCTCGAGGCGAACGCCCGCGACATCCGCGAGGCCGCCCTCGCGTCCGAGGAGGGCGCCAGCAAAGATGGGTTGCTGTGGGCGCTGCTCGACCTGCAGAACAGCGAGAAGTCGCTGGACCTGCTCGACGCCGCCGCCCAGGTGCGACAGGGCATCCGCCTCGAGCAGGCGGCCGCCCGCGCCGTCGTCAAGGAGCTGCAGGCGCAGCTCGCCGAGGCCCGAGCTCGGCTCGACGGGTACGACAGGCAGCTCGTCGAGATCGAGGAGCGGCTCGTCCGCCCGGTGTGCGCCCGGCTCGGCCAGGGGGACACGAAGGTCGTGAAGACGGGCCTCGTCCGCGTGGCGATCCACCGGACCCCGTCGCGGGTGGTGATCAGCGACCCCGACGTCGTCCCGCTGCTGCCCGACGAGATGCGCCGGGTGACGTACGAGCCGGTGAAGTCCGCCATCAAGGCGGCGCTCGAGGCCGGCGCGGTGTTCCCCGGCATCGAGCTGCAGCACGACACGAGGGTGGACTGGAAATGACGGACACGACCGCGACGCCCCGACCAGGGCTCCATGTGCTGCGACAGCTCGTTGTCGCCCGCGCCAACATGCCCGTGCTCGTCGCCGCCGAGCGCGGCGAGGGCGTCGACGGTCGGGACTTTTTCTACCCGGCAGACGACGACCTGCGCGTCGCCGCCGAGAAGGCCCTCCGAGACGCCGGCCTACTCCTTGTCCCGGACGAGGAGCCGATGCGCACCGAGGGCGGCGATGCCGTGTTGCGGTGGCAGCTGGTCCACCTGGAGACCGGTGACGCTCGCACCTACCGGCTGACGTGGGGGCGCTTCGCCGAGGAGACGAGGTCCGCGGCGTCGTCGGCCTGGGCGTCGGCGGCGACCTGGTCGCACGCGACCAGGCACCTGCTGCTGAAGCTGCTCAACGCTCGCGTGATCTCGCGGGCCGAGCACGTCCGCCTCGGCTTTGAGGGCAAGACCAGCGCACCCGCGAGCGAAGCCCTCGACAGGCTGTGCGGCGAGATGCCGGCGTGGGCCTCACCCTCGCTGCCGGCGCCGCCGCCAGCGCCAGCGACACCCGCGGGACTGCTCGCGGCGATCGAGGGCGTGCTCGGTGGGGTCGCGCAGCTTGGGAGCGGGGCGGCGAGCGAGGAGTGGAGGCGACAGCTCGAGGCGATCCCCGTGCTGCTTGAGCCGGTCGTCGTGCGTGTGCGGGCGCTCGAGCGCCTCGCCGACGTCACGCCGCCGCCGGCCACCACAACACCGCCCGCGCAGTCGCTCGCGTCGCCGGCACCGGACCCCGCGCGGGCGCGCCCCTTCGACCGCCTCACGATCTCCGAGCCGCTGCGGCGGTGGAAGGAGCGCGAGCACACCATGCGGCTGGCCGTCGATCCCGCCGCGGCCCCGCCAACGATGGCGGATGCGTGGGGCGCAGCGACGGGCGGCGCGGCGCGGCAGCCGGTCAACGGCGAGGAGTTCGCGCGACTGTTCGAGTACCTCCTCGCCGACGACGCCCGGCATGGAGGAGCCACGTGACAGCCGTGACCGCTCTCGTCGCCGTGCCCAAGCCGGTGCGCGTCGAGAAGGAGCGCAAGCGGCTGCAAGCCCGCAACCCGAAGCGCGCCCGCAAGGCCTACGAGCGCAACTACGGCGAGCGCGGCGACGCGGTCCGGGCGATGCACTGCCTCGTCGGCGGCATCGAGTCCACCGGGTGCCGCGGACCCATTCAGGCGGCGCACGTGAAGGCCCGCGGCATGGGCGGCTGCAACGGTGACCGCCGCTCGCTCGTGCCGTTCTGCGCGGGTCACCACGACGAACAGACTCGCCGCGGCGGAAAGACTTTCGCCGCGACCCACCGCCTCGACCTCGCTGCTGAGGCTGAGCGCGTCGCCCTTGAGCTCGACGCCCGGGGCATCCCATGACGGCGACCACGCAGGCCGCCAAGGAGCACACCGATATGCAGACGAATCGCATCACCCTCGACACCTACAACCTGATCGCCGCCGAGCGACAGCTCATCGAGCGGGCTCTCACCGACGCCGGCTCGATCGTCGAAGCCGCCAAGCTGCTCGGCTGCACCCGCCACTCGGTGAAGCGGCGGATCATCAAACACAACATCCGGTGGGTGCGCGAACGCGTCTATGCGGCGACGGGGCACGTCGCCGCGGGCTGACCGAACGGGGCCGGTCGGCCCCTTGCCGCATGACCTGGCGGACAGGTCGAAGACAGGAGCATGGACATGGACAGCGATATCTTGAAAGTGAAACTGGAGGCGCACCTGAAGTGGCGCCGCGGCGAGCCGGGAGGCGAGCGCGCCTACCTCCGCGGCGCCGACCTCAGCGACGCCAACCTCAGCGGCGCCAACCTCAGCGACGCCATCCTCCGCGACGCCAACCTCAGCGGCGCCGACCTCAGCGACGCCAACCTCAGCGGCGCCGACCTCAGCGGCGCCAACCTCCGCGACGCCATCCTCAGCGGCGCCAACCTCCGCGGCGCCGACCTCAGCGGCGCCGACCTCAGCGGCGCCAACCTCCGCGGCGCCGACCTCAGCGGCGCCTACCTCCGCGGCGCCAACCTCCGCGACGCCATCGGCATGGAAAGTTGGTACGCGACGGTCAAGGCTGACCTGTTCGCCGTCCTCGCCACGTCGCGCACCGAGGTCTCGGCGCTGCTGTCGGCGCTCGAGTCGGGGCGCGTCGACGGCTCCACCTACGAGGGCGAGTGCGCCTGCCTCGTCGGTACGTTGGCCCACGCCCGCGGCCTCGAGATCGACGATGTCCCGGCGCGGGCGAGTGCTCCGGCGGGAACCCTCGCGCGCGACGCGGACTCGCCGGTCGAGGTGTGGTTCGGTGGCATTCGCGAGGGTGACACGCCGTCGACCTCGCCGACCGCCGCCATCACGGCGGTGTGGATCCGCGAGTTTCTCACCGCCAACCCAATGCCGCAGGCCGAGGCCGGCGCTTTGGAGGTGTCGTAATGGCCAACACCAAGAAAAAGAAGGCCGAGGACGACAGCAAGCAGGGCGCGAGCCGAACCGCCTTCGGGCACGACATCGTCACCTCGTACGACGGCGAGGGTTCGTGGTCTGTCAAAATCTTCTACGAAGAGGTGCACCGCCAGACGCTCGTCGGACTTCGGTACGAGGGTGACGCTCGGTGGGCCGGCGAGGACTGGGCGCACCTCAACCGCGTCCTCGTCCCCGACGCGAAGCTGGTCGGGCGGGACTTCTACCCGATCGTCTACGGCGAGAAGGGCGTCGAGGTCGCCCGGCTCTCCTGCCGGGCCACCGAGTTCGAGGCCGTTGACTACGCCACGCAGTACATCGAGCAGGTCCGCATCGTCGACCGCGAGAAGGTCCGCAAAAAGCAGGAGCGCCGCGCCGAGTGGATCCTCAAGATGGAGGAGTTCGACGCGATCGAGGCGAACCTCGAGAAGAAGATCGCCGACTTCAAGGAGGCGCTGAAGCTCGCCCAGGAGCAGCGCCTCGAGTGGATCGAGGGCAGCCGCAACCCGCAGATCGAATTCAATTTCGTGTTCGACCGCAAGCGGGCGCGCCAGGTCGACATCGAGGACGCCACGGCCCGCGAGACGCCGCACCCCGCGAGCCCGGAGGCGGTGCTGCTGGGCGACCTGCTCGACGAGGCGTCGAAGGCAGCCGCCGAGAAGGCCGACGCCAAGCCGGACGAGAAACCCAAGCGGGGCGGCAAGAAGCCACCGCCGCGTGAGGACGAGGCGCACCCATGAGAACCGACGTCGCCAGCGTCGCGGTGACGGTGCACGGCCCGCCGCCCCGCAAGAACCGTCGCCACGCTCATGGCGGGCGCGGCGGACCACACAACAGCGACGAGTACCTCGCGTGGTGCGACTCGCTGGCGGCCGCGCTGGCGGCGTCGAGCGCCCCGTCGATGCGGGAGGGCCGGTGGCACCTGCACGTCCGGGCCCTGTGGCCCCGCCGCCGCGACCTCGGCGACGTCGTGGTGCCGTTCGGCGACGTCGACGCCCCCATCAGCGCCGTGCTCGACGGCCTGCAGAAGTGCGGCGCGATCGATGACGACGTGCGCGTCGTCAGGCTGACCGCCGACAAGGACTTCGCCACCCCAGACGACCCGCCCAAGGTCGTGATCCAGCTGACGCTGATGGAGGATGGCGATGTCTGAGCTGCAGCGAATCGACGACATGCAGGCACCACCCGTGATCGGGCAGCTGTACCTGGTCCGGTGCGTCCGCGTCGCGGGTCCTGTCGGGAGCCGCAAGCGCCTGCGCGACGGCGTGGGGACAAAGGGGTGCGAGGGGATGCTGCCGGGATGGTGGCCGGTCATCGGACCGGAGCACGAGGATGCGGCGCTCTTCGACTTCCCGCACCAGCACTGGCACTTTGACCTGAGGTTCTTGAGCACCAAGCAGCTCGAGAACCGGATGCGTCGTCCATTCGGCGGCAGCATGCACGACGTCGCCGAGATGTTGTCGTTCCCCCTCACGAATCACGGGGACCTCAGCGCGCCAGAGTACCGCAAGCGGCGCTGCTTCCGTGAGCAGCCGGACTGGTCGGCGTGGCTGACAGCCACGCGGCCGCGCCGCCCGGACAAAATGGCGAAGCTCGAGCGCGTCACCCTCGCCGGGGGGCAGACGCTCAAGGCCTGCAGGGTGTGCCCGCACCGTGGCCTCCACCTCGGATCGATGCCGGTCGTCGACGGGATTATCACCTGCCCGGGCCACGGCCTGCGCTGGCACGCGTCGACCGGTGAACTTGTGCGAACGCGAGGGCCCGTGCGGGCGCACGCCCTTGCGCCCGTCAGTTACTCGCAGTTCGGCGACAACGTGGCCTGCTCGGACATCGCCAGGGCGGCGCGGCGAGGAGGGCGAGCGCCATGACGACCACGCAGTGCAGCCTGTACGGCGAGGTCCGCAGCGGCCGCACCGACGCCCACGAGGTGCTGGTCGAGCTCGAGGTCGACTACACGCCCGTCCCCTGCGCTGTGCAGATCCTGGTCGGCTTGGCCGCGGAGGTCAGGCTGCTGACCCCTCGCCGCATCCTGGACCCGTCCGCCGGCTCGGGCTGCTGGC